ATGCAGCTCATATGAATCTCAGGTTTCCTGACATAAAATTCTGATACCCGAGTCTCAGTCTGGAGGAAACATGTTACCTGATCATGACTTAGAGATCACCCGAGCAGGTGTGACGCATGTTGCCACTGGTCTTCGCTTTGACCCTCAGTGGGGGATTGTTTACTTTCAGTCACAGCACGGTGACGACTGGGCCGCTGTGACGCTCTCGCTCCTGCCCTATCTGATCCAGGTGCTAACGGAGGAGTATGGCTCCCTCGACCGATGGATCAACGAAGGTGGTGCAGATGTATCTCGGTGAACCCCAACCGTTCGAGCCTCAGACGTCTGTAGAGGAACGCGGTGGCAACCTCTACATGGCCATCACGATGACCTTGCCGCTTGGCTACGAAGCTGAGGGTCAACGGTACTTGGACACGCTGACCAACGCGGTACTACAAAGGTGGGGTGTGTCGGATGCCAGGACCCCCTAAGCTCCCACCATCCCTGCGCCTAGCCACCGGCCGCACTGACCACACCGATAGTGGAGGGCGACCCGTGGCCACTGGTCCGCTGCCCTACAAGCTCCCTGAGCGCCCTGACTACGTGGGTGGCTATGGCCCTACCATGTGGGACTTTGTGGTCGCTGAGCTTGTCGGCAAGGACGTGCTACGCGCCGTTGATGCTGAGGCCCTAGCTGCCTGTTGCGTCGCCTATGATCGATGGCGCACAGCCGTTGAGGCACGGCGCAAGGACGGGATCACTATCCTGAATCGGTTCGGTCAGCCTGTACGTGCACCGTGGGTTCAGGTGGAAGAGGCAGCGGCCAAGGAGCTGCAATCGTGGCTTAGAGAGTTTGGGCTCACGCCTAGCGCTGCTGCGAACCTCGGTGATGGTGGTGTACCCACCAATCCATCCGGCGACGAAGAGGACTCCAACCCCTTCAAGTGGAGTTTGGACGATTGACCTTCTCCACCATGACTAACGTTACCTTGATCAAGTCAACCTGTCAAGGACAAACTAAAACCCCTCACCCGAATGGATGAGGGGTATGAGCGAAAGCTTTAGCTGGCTTGGCTGACGTAGGTGACCACGAGCCCATCGGTGTGAAGCGCAGCCTCATACTTCCAACAGGCTCGCTCGGTCATCGGGCGGGATGCATGCTCCACACCCTCGCGGTCGAGGTAGTGAACGATGTAGGTGCTCATCGGTCAAGCTTCACTACTGAGTAGCGGATACCATCATAGTCCCACCGCTGAGCATCCGGGTTGCTGACCATAAGGTCAACGAACTGCTGCCCCCGATCGTCGCTCTCACTTTCAATCTGCATGGCGAATGCGGCGGCACACAGGAGAGCATTGTTCGTGTAGATCGTGAGCTTGGCCATGCTCATTGCCAGGTCCTCATCCGTGCGAGCGACGGTGCTAAAGCGGCTGATGCGGTAGTAGCTGCCCATGAGGTGCTCCTCGGTAGTTCCTGTCTTGCTGATAGGACAACCATATGCCCTCGGCTGGCTGAGCACAAGACCTTGTGACGTGTCTCACATCACACTTGACGCCTTGACTTGATCAGTGTAACTTAGGAGATGGTGGAGAAGGTGGATTTGAAGATAGACCCGGAGGTCATGTCCTACTTGATCTCACGTGGTATCCCCATGCCCACTGCTCCACCAGCGATCCAGACCCCCTCACCAGGGAATCTCTTGGGCGCACGGTTCGACCCCAAGCGCGTTGACCGAGTTCTACAGGCCTTCATGGCCATGCGGCACACCCAAGGTGAGATGGCGGGGCAACCCCTTCGCCCGGACCCCTGGCAGATTGCATACATTCTCGCCCCCGTGTTCGGGTGGGTGAAGCTCAACGAGAACGGCCGCTGGGTTCGCATCGTCCGCAAGCTCTTCGTAGACGTGCCTCGTAAGAACGGTAAGACCACCATGTGTGGTGGGCTCGCGCTGTACCTGCTCGCCGCTGATCGTGAAGCAGGCGCTCAGGTGTACGCCGCTGCTACTAAGCGGGACCAAGCTAGTAAGCTGTTTGATCCCGTGAAACAGATCGTGGATCAATCCCCCAAGCTTCGCCAGTACCTTCGTACGCGGCAGGGGCGCATCATTCATCCCGCTAGTGGATCATACTTCAAAGTGGAGTCGTCGGATGCCGACGGCTTGCATGGAGCTAACGTCCACGGGGCAGTCATTGACGAGATCCACTTGCACAAGACCAAGGACCTGATTGAGGCCCTTGAGACTGGTATTGGGTCTCGTGCCCAACCACTGATCATTTCAATCACCACTGCCGATGATGGCAAGACTGAGACTCCCTACGCCCAACGCAGGCAGCTGATTGAGGCTCTCGCGCGTGAGGCTGTAGAGGACTCTGCTTACTACGGCGTGGTGTGGGCGGCCACTGAGGAAGACGACCCCTTTGCAGAAGCAACGTGGGCTAAGGCCAATCCTGGTTTCCCCATCTCGCCAACCCGGGACTTCCTGACCAACGCTGCCACCGAGGCTAAGAACTCACCGGCACAACTGGCATCGTTCCTACGGCTGCACTTGGGCCTCAGGACTAAGCAGGAGACCCGCTACATCGATATGGATGCGTGGGACCTAGGCAACGCCCCGTTCGATGAGGCGGAGCTTGAGGACACCGTGTGTTATGCGGGACTGGACCTCGCCTTCACTGATGACCTCTGCGCGTTCGCCATGCTGTTCCCACAGCCCGATGGCGAGATCAAAGTCATTGTGCGGTTGTGGACCCCCGAAGCGAACCTAAAGCGGTTGGACAAGCTGACCTCAGGGTCAGCAACCGTGTGGGTGCGCGAAGGGTTACTGAAGCTAACGCCCGGTAACGTCGCGGATTACGACATCATCCAAGCTGATGTGCTTGCGGACGCTGAGCGGTTTGCCATTATGGACTGTGGGTTTGACCCCTATGGTGCTACCCAGTTGATCACCAACCTCATGGGTGAGGGTATGCCCATGACCCCTGTGCGCCAGGGTTACCTAACGATGAGTCCAGTGACCAAGGAAGCACAGCGCACCATTCTGTTGGGCAAACTCAACCATGCCGGTAACCCCGCGCTCCGTTGGCAAGCTGACATGTTCGCCGTGTCCATGGATCCAGCGGGCAACGTGAAGCCTGACCGTGAAGTGGTGCGGGCGAATGGGGGCAAGATGGATGGGATTGTCGCACTACTAATGGCCCTTGTTCCTCTCACCCGGGCAAACATCTTCGGTGGGGATGACGATGGTGAGTATGAGGTAGTTGACTTCTAAGGAGGCTCATATGGCGCGGTTCATGCTGCGCAAGCGCTATTTGGTTACGCTCAAGAATGGGGAAGCATTCTCCGGAATGATTGAGAAGATGACCAAAAGCGAGATTGTGCTACAGCAAGTAACTTCATGGACCCGTGATGGGCAATCCAAGGTAGACGGCCAATTGATTATTGAGCGTCGCGAGGTGCTCTATTATCAGAAAGTGACCGTGACCGAGAATGCTACTGTCTAACGGCTACCCTCAGAATTTCCCTTTGCAAGCGCTTGGCGAGATCACTCCCATGTCAAGCACTTCTTACTGGTACTCGCACGATGGGCTCCCGCTCGTTGACAAGTGGGCAACCTACGGCTACATCTACAAGAGCCAACCCAACGTCTCTGGTGTACTCGACAAGAAGTCCAAGCTTGCAGCACGACTAACTCCATTGGGTGTCTGGGATTACTCGGACCCCAAGGAGCCTGTTCAAAACTTCACTAGCGATTACGCGAAGCTAATGATGAACCCCTCATCCTTCATGAGTTGTTACTCCTTCTGGATTTGGTGGGAAACCACCAAGGGCATTTATGGGGAAGTCTTCGGTCTCAAGCTTCGGCAGGGTGGCATCACTGCCTCATACCCTTCCAAGGTTGTTGAGATCGTGCCTATGCACCCGACCCGCACATGGATCAAGCGTGTGGGACCAGGGCCCAATGGCACCGGTGAGGTTATCGCTGGCACCTTGTACCCGCCGGGTGAGGAAGTGTTCACCTTCACTCTTGGTATCGCGGCCGATGGCCTTATCACCGTGCCCCGTAGTGAGGTCATCGTTGAGCGTAATTACAACCCTGATACCCTTATGCGTGGGCTATCGCCTATGGAGTCTTTGACTAGGACCATCCAAAATGAGGATGCAATCCGTCGGGGTATTTCCAGTACGTGGCAGCGTGGAGCCATGCCATCACTGGTAGTCACACAGCCTAACGCATCAGGCACCGGTGCCGCTAAGCGTATCCAGGGCAAGATCGAGATGCAGCACAGCGGTCCTGACAAGGTGGGTGGGATCTTGGTTCTCCCTACTGGCCTTGAGGCTCAGCCACTGCAAATTGATCCCCAGAAGATGCAGCTCATTGAGTCTCTGAAGTTCACGCGAGATGAAGTCATCTCTAGGCTTGACCTACCACCAACGGCAATCCACATCATGGATCACGCCACCTTCACCAACATCACTGAGCAACTACGCAGTGTGTATCGCGATGTCATGATCCCTCGGTTTGAGGAACTAGAGTCTCAGCTCGCCTTTGACATTGGCGCTGAGTTCAGCCCCGATGGCACATTGCGTGCTAAGTTCGACTTGTCTGAGGTGCTACGTGGGGATTTTGAGTCCCGCGTTGATAGCGCCGTTAAGGGTGTTACCAATGGGCTTCTCACCCCCAATGAGGGTCGAGAGCTCATGGGTATTGATCCCTCCGATCAGGAGGAAGCTAACAAGCTGTACGGCAACCAAGCGCTTCAGCCGTTGGGTACTCCAGTGGAGAAGTTCACGGGTGCCGTTGCGGGTACGCCAGGTGGCCCTGACGCCATTGCCACGGACCCTGCACCAGTTGTGGTGGGTGCACCTGCTAGCCCAAAAGCCCAACCGGCGCAACCGCCGGAGCAGGTAACCCGGTCGATAATGGGTCGGGTGGGAAGGGCACTCAAGGCTAATGATCGTGTGCTCCTTCGTGAGCGCTTGACCCAAGAGCATGAGGCAGCGCTTAACTCTGTGCTTGACAAGCAGCGGGCGGCCATTAAAAGCATGGGCTCAAAGGCCGCCGGATCAGTTGATCTCAGCGCATGGGATGGCCCACTGGATGATTCATTGAACCCAGTGATCACAGCGACTGCCCTTGCGGGTGGAACGCTTGTGGCCAAGAAGGTCAACAAGAAGTATGACGTTGGCTCCATGAAGAACTACATTGCTACCACCTCCGCTCAAACGGCCAAGAACATGAACGCCGCTAACGCAACCGAGTTGCAGCAACGCCGTGATGATTGGGAGACCAGCCAGGGCCCATGGGATGATGTGGTGGATGAGTTCTACGACACCAGTGCTGCATCCCGCGCGGACCTTTTGATCACATCTCTTGTCACTACATTCCTTGCTAAGTCAGGGATGGAGGCCGCTACCTTCCACGGTATGAAAGAGAAGACGTGGGAATACAACGCAGGGGCCAAGGGTTCCCGCTCCGACCATGCCTCTATGAATGGCGAGACTGTTCCTCTTCAAGATGCCTTCTCAAATGGGCTACAAATCGCCGGTGATCCCAGTGGCAGCGCAGCGGACAATGCCGGTTGTCTATGCGTCAATGACTTCAACTAAGGAGACCTATGGACGATATTGTTCGTAAGTCAGTAACGGCTGAGATTACCTCAGTCGATAAGGACACGGGCTCGTTCTCGGCAGTCCTTAGTACTCCCGATAAGGACCGTGAGGGGGAAGTTCTAAACCAGAACGAATGGAAGAGCTTCCCGCCTCGCATCCCCATCAACACCGATCACGATATGAGTGTGTCTGGTACCGTTGCGAGTGCAGTCCCTACACTACAACCTGATGGCAAGGTCACCATTGAAGGTACCTTCGCTAGCACACAAAAGGGTCAGGATGTTCGGACCCTCGTGAACGAAGGACACATCACCACGATGTCCGTCGAGTTCATGCGCTCTCGTATCCCAAGCACTGAAAAGGGCGGGGCTCCCACGGTGTCCCGTGAGTTGGTTGGCGGGGCTTTTACCCCATACCCGATCAACCCTAACGCACGGATCCTAACCTCTAAGGCGGGCGCGCGTAACAACAAGTCCGATGCCTCAAACATCCAATCCATCCATGATGCGAGTGCATCACTTGGCGCTGATTGCGCGGGTGCTGGTGAGAAGGCCATGAAGGCTTTTGACCAAGCAGTGCGTAAGGCGCTCAGTGGCAGCGTTGAGGATCTCAAGAATCGCCTCTCGGATGAGCTCTGTGAGTTCTACGGTGGCGGGCCAGATCTATATGTATGGATCTGTGCCACATTCCTTGACTCCATGGCCGCTGGCACAGTCGTGTATGAGTACAACGGTGATACCTATTCCCAGACTTTCACCGACGATGGCACCACTGCAACTGTGGATGGTGCTCCACAAGACGTCTCCCTAATCACATCAGTGGTTCTGGAGGATAAAGAAGACCCTAATACGGTTGTAAGCTCAAGTGACTCCGCTAAGTCGGTCGCCGCATCCCAAGAAGATGTCGCCACCAAATCAGCCGATGAGCAAGCGCTAGACCTTCAATGTCTTCTATTTGACACGCAAGCAATGCTTGCAAATATGCAACTAGAAATTGGAGAGTAAGTGTCTAATGAAATTGCGCTGAAGGCGCAAATGCAAAAGCTCTCGGCTGAGATTGAGTCCACTGTCAATGACAGTGAGCTAACCATTGCTCAGAAGTCCGAGAAGGTTGGTAAGCTCCGCGAGGATGCTATCAACGTCAGCAAGATGATTACGGACATCGCTGCGTCGAAGGGCCTGTTTGCGGGCACCGGTGCTGCGACCCCAAGCCCAGAGGCTCAAGCTACGGCTGAGCGCGCGGACCAGGGTAGGGTTGAGGCCAAGTCCCTTGGTGCTCAGTTCGTTTCCTCGGACGTGTATAAGAAGGGCGCTCTAGCGGTTGACAACAACCTCAAGCTAGAGGGTGTCTCCATGATCACCAAGGCGTTCAACGACGGTACCTATGACGGTACTCAGAACGTCTCGAACTTCAACGGTACCGCTGGTCCGTTCTACTACCCGCACCTGGTTCCCGGCATCGTCGGTATCAACCAGATGCCCCTGAACGTCGAGGCGTTCCTGCCAAGTGGTGCTACTGATTCCCCCGTGGTTTCGTACATCATCGAGGCTAGCTGGACCAACGCTGCGGACATGGTTCTTGAGGCTGGTACTAAGCCTACCATGACCGTCGAGACCTTCCAACGTGTCAACGAGCCAGTGACCAAGGTCGCGCAAATCTACAAGATGACTGATGAGATGATGCTAGACGCGTCTCAGGTCAAGTCGTGGATTGACGCTCGCCTGCTGTATGGCCTAAACCGTAAGGTTCAGGATCAGCTGCTTAATGGTAACGGCACCCTGCCTCAGCTTCGTGGCCTGAACCTGCGCTCTGGCTTTGAGACCACCGTTGTCTCTGCCTCTCTGGGTGGTGACTCGGGTGCGTGGGCTACCGCCATCCTTGCACAGATCACCGCGATTCGTAACGTGGGCTTCACCGAGCCTAATGCCATCCTGGTCAATCCACTTGACTGGGCCGTCATTCAGGACCTCAAGGATGCCAATGGCCAGTACCTCAATGGTGGGCCATGGGGTCGTTCCTACGGGAACAACGCCCCGAACGTCACCTCGTTCTGGGGTCTTCCGCTAGTCGCCACCCTATCGCAGCCGCAAGGTACCGCGCTGGTTGGTAACTTCTCGGATGCCCAAGTGTGGAACCGTCAAGGTGTCACGGTCGAAATGACCAACTCGGATGGTACCGACTTCCAGAACGACATCGTCACGGTGCGTGCTGAGCGTCGGTTGGGTCTGGCCCTGTACCGCCCACTGTCCTTCGGTAAGGTTACCCTAACCGCCTAATTGACTTGGGGCTGGTAGACCAGGATACCAGCCCCATCCCCTTCTTAGATAAGGATTTCATCCATGGCCCCTAGGGTTACTGGCAATTTCCGCACCGCTGCACCCGTTCAATCGGTTGTGCTTGTGGATGCGGACACCCAAATCGCGACTAACAACCAAGCGTCGGTCGCCATCTCCCCAGTGCAGAGCACGGGCAAGGTACTGCTATCTGCTACCGCGTCTAACTTCTCTGGCACCTCCGTTACCCCCAAGCTGCAACACAGCTATGATGGTGGGCTTACGTTCACTGACGTTGCTTCGGGCGCATTCACGGCAATCACTGCGAATGGTACTACGTTCCTATCCATTGCAGGTGTGGTTGCCCCGGTCGTGCGAGTGGTCAATACCTACTCCGCTGTGACCACGTGCACGCTCTCTGTGTTCGGCACCGTTATTACCAAGTAACATTTAACCAAGGGAGTCCGTTATGGCTTTCATCACTGATCAAGACCTAGCGGACTTCCTTGGCACCCCTGCAATCGTAGGGACCACCCAAGCAATCCTCGCTGCCTCCTTGGCCTCTGGGATCATCGCTGAGCTCCTAGATAACGCCGCTATCTCCAGCACCCCGGTAACCCTCACTGACTTCGTCATGGACGGTCCTAGCCCCCGCTCCAGTGTGCTGGTTCTACCAGGGTTCCCAGTGACCGCTGTTACCAGCGTCAGCCTGTGGGATTGGAACGCTGCCGCATGGGGCACACCCCTAGTTAACAACATTGACTACTCGTGGAATCCCAACGGTGTGCTTGCCCGCCGCACCTTCGACCCTGATCCCGCCGGTGGGTTCTCGTTCTGGCCCAACCGCATGAACTCCATCAAGGTTACCTACACCGTCGGATCTGGCACCGTGCCCACAACGATCAAGGCCATCTGCCTTGGTATCGCCGCACGTGCTTATGTGAACCCACAAGGTTTGAAGTCTGAGGCTATCGCTGGGTACAGCATTGACTACGGTAAGTCCCTGACTAAGCCCAACGTCCTTACCCTAGACTCTACGGAAATTGCAGCCCTAGCCAAATGGATTGATTGGGGCATCGCGTGATAACTAGCTACTACATCCACGCTGTGGTGATACTTAGGGCCCCTTTAGTACCAGACAAGTATAATCCTGCTGGCGCGTCCTTGCGTAACTGGGCTACTGCTGCGCATGTGTGGACGGGTAAGGGTTGGCTAGCACCCAAGGGCTCCCAATCCGAGGACCTCAATGACAAGGAGCAGGAGCTCAATTACTCCTGGCTGTACTTGCCCCCCGAGTCCTCTCCTTTAGCCACAGATCGTGTGACGATCAACGGCATCATGTACCAGGTCTACAGCGACCCCATCACAGCGTATACCCCACGGGGTCTGCACCACTATGAAGTGCGGGTTAAGGAGATCCATGGGTAAGTTCATTTTGAACCCTGCGTTTGACATGGAGCTGTTCCGTCAAGCACAGATTGAGAAGGGTATCAGCGACGCTGGTCGTCGTGTGCTCAGTGCTGCTAAGTCTCTAGCGGGATCCACCGGTCGCGGCAACAAGGCGGCTGATATTTCCGGTGCCTTCAAGCGCACCTCCAAGGGCCGTCCCCACTACTACGTGCAGATGGATGATGGGGACAAGGAGGGCTCCGCTGTGGCCATTGAGTTCGGTACCAGTGATACCCCTGTACACGCCATCCTACGCCGTGCGATTGAGAGTGCCCGATGAGCAAGTATAAACTGCACCTGTATTGGGGTACACACCTACCAGGCGAGATCGTGGAGCTAACCCCTGATGAGTCCCTGCAATTAGTGGCCGTTGGGCTTGCTGAGGAAGTGATTGATGACGACTCTGCCAAACTTGCTTCCGGACTCGGAGGAACTGACCACAACGTTCCTACGGGTAAAGCTGACAACTCCCTCGACGATTGATGTCCGCTGGCCATCGGGGTACGACGGGTCACAAACTTTCGTTTTAGTCGAACGTGTGGGCGGGCCGCCTGATCGTGTGGCCCGTGGCACATGGCTGGATAAGCCCCTGATTCAAGTGAGCGCGGGTGCAGCTAGTAAGGCTGTAGCCCAAGCTCTTAGCGCTGAAATGCGCGCATGGATGGTGCTCATGCATGAGTACTACATTACCTCACCGGTGGTCACCTTCGTTGAGGAACTGGTTGGTCCGCTATGGATTCCCGACCCTAACTATTCACCGGCCGGACGCTATCTGATTCAGTTTCAGATGATGGTCCACAATTAAGGAAATGACCCATGGCCAATAATGCCTTGCAAGTGAGGATCGCCCAGACTGGAAGCGTCTATCTTGCTCCCTATGGTACTGCCGCTCCTGTCGACACTGCGACCCCCCTATCCGCCACCTGGCAGCAACTGGGCTATACCTCGGACAAGGGTGTGACCCTTAAGTTCGACGTCAAGTTTGGCGACGTGACTTCGTGGCAGTCCCTCTCGTCCCTGCGTAAGTTCGTCCAGTCGCAAGCCTTCACTGCGAACTTTGAGCTGGAGCAGACCAACTCGGCCGTGCTCTCGGCCTACTTCGCTGGTGCTAGCTCCATCACTAACCCCAGTGAGTCCGGTGGCCAACTGGTCAACGTCTCGAACAACCCTGGCGTTGATGAGCGTGCAGCCGTTGTGGAGTTCTTCGATGGTACCCAGAAGTACCGCGTTTATATTCCGCGATGCATCGTGACTGACCGTGGTGACACGCCACTATCCCGTACCGGTGCCGTTATGTGGGTGCTGACCATCGAGGCGCTAGCGGTTGACGCTAACACCCCAATCGCTACCTTCATTATCAAGGATAGCTCTTACGCGTAACATGAGCGTAGGCTTATAGCCTACTCTCATAATACTCATTCTCCCTGGATAGGATGATTACATGGCTAACAAGTATTTTGATCTCACTGACGTTGTTGACGCCATTGAGGCCCCGGAGCCCTTTCGGTTCCAAGTGCACGGCGAGAAGTTTGAACTCTCCTTGGAAATGCGCCCAGAGCAACGCAAGGCTATGGCTAAGGCCATGGTCACTGAGAATCTGGACCAGCTCCTAGTTGCCATCTTCGGATCTGAGGATCTTGCACGACTGGATGCTATGAACCTTTCGGTTCCCCAGCTGATGGTCATCGTGAGCGCCTACAACGAGGAGCTGGGAGAGTCCACGGGTGAGGCTCTGGGGGAAGGCTTCAGCAGTACCTCTTCGTCCAAGAGTACTGGCGTGCCATCGAAGCGGACTTCGCGCACTACTTCGCGCTAAGCGATCCGTTTGAATATTTCACAGGTGAGATGAGCGACGCAACCATGCGGGGTCGCCTCATGTGGTTGCTCGCTCGCCCTGAAAGTCAAACGTTCCGCGTGTCCACGGGCACCGATATGGACCCGGTGTGGACGATGGACACTTACCTCCTTGCTGAAATCGCCGACCGCTTGGGCATCAACATCACTGCTGTGCTCAACGCCGCTGGCGCTAATGCTACACCTCCTAACCCCGTACCGCGTCCCCACATGAACGTGGGTATGGACCTTGAGCCAGCCGCCACCATCGACGATATCAAGAGCTTCTTTGGAGCGCTGGAGAGTAGTAGCTAATGAGTTTCTCAGCCGGTACCGCGTGGATTGATCTCACCCTCGGAAGCACCGCCGCCGTGAAGGGCAGCATGATGGCTGAGGGTGAGATGGCCGCATCCGGATTCGCGGGCAAGTTCACCTCTGGATTGTTCGGCACGTTGAAGGGTCTCGCCGGTCCTCTGATTGGCATCATGGCCCTTGACAAGCTGTTCGAATTCGTCAAGGGTGGCGCGCAGGATTGGGCCGCCCTTCAAGCGTCCATCCGGCAGACGAATGCTGTGCTTACCTCAACCGGTGGTGCGGCTAACGTCAGCGCTGACGCTATCACTGCTCTGACCGGGACGTTGTCCAAGAAGACCGCCACCGATCAAGCCGTGATCCGCTCTGGTGAGAACATGCTGTTGACGTTCACCAACGTCAAGAATGGTGTGGGCGCGGGCAATGATATCTTCAACCAAGCTACCGCTACGATGTTGGACATGTCTAAGGCCCTTGGACAGGACACCAAGAACAGCGCCATCCAATTGGGCAAGGCCCTTAATGATCCGGTCAAGGGTGTCACCGCGCTTCAGCGTGTGGGTGTCACCTTCACGGCTCAACAGAAGGACCAGATCAAGACCATGGTGGCCAGCAACAACACGCTGGGTGCCCAGAAGCTTATCCTCGCTGAGCTCAACAAGGAGTTCGGTGGATCCGCCGCCGCCGCTGCAACTGGTGGTGCTAAGCTTTCGCTAACCATGCGGGACTTGGCCATGAACCTCTTCGGCCTGATCGCCCCAATCAAGACCATCGGTATTACATTCTCAACGTGGCTGATTACCCCCATTGCGGATGGTGTGGCGAAGCTGCTCCCCATCCAACAGAAATGGGTGGCGGATTGGAAGTCCACATTCAAGCAGGCGAAGGAAGCGGCCCAGAACCCGCTGGCCGATTTCCCCAAGGTTGGTAACACCCTTGAGGAGGTGGCCCGCACCGTAGGTGTTGTGGTGGGCAATATCCACCAGCAGTTGGTTGCCCTGCGTGAAGCATGGACCCTAGTCCTTGGTGGGTTCCTGGGTACCGGCGCAATCAGTTATACATCCCATGAACTCAACGCTTTCGCAGAGCGCCTGTACAATGTGGGTGCTGCGGCCCGTAACATGTGGAATCTCGTTAAGCCAGTCTTTGAAGAGTGGGGGCCCGCCATTGGCAAGGCCTTGCTAGCGGGCTTGTCGCTTATGGTGCTGGTTACGGTGTTCCAAGCAGTCGGCAAGGCCGCGTTGCTTATGAGTGGCAACGTCCTAAAGGCCATGGCTTCCATGGTGGAGTTGTTCACTAAGAACCCTATCCTCCTGATCGTCGCGGCCATCGCTGGCGCGCTCGTGCTGCTATGGCAGATGAGCCCCAAGTTCCGTGAGTTCGCGTCGAAACTATTCGATGCCTTTATGCCGGTCGCTGAGCAATTGATGCCCATGCTATCGCAAGCGTTCAAGATTGCTATGGATGTCATCAGCACAGTGCTCTCCATCATCATCCCATTGGTTGAGCCCCTGCTTTCACTTCTGGAATTGGGCGTCCACGTAATTTCGGACTTCGTCAAGGGTGGAGGTATCGCCTCCTCCGGTGGTGGGTTCGTCGACTGGCTCATCAACGCATTCAACGTGGTCAAGGGAATCTTTGACGGTGCGGTCAGCTGGATCTCCGGTGCCGCGCAAGGTATTGGTGATTGGTTGAACTACATGTTCAGCCCCCTAGCTCCCTTGCTTCCCAAGATCAAAACCGTACTAGATCAAATCGAATATGGTTTCGATAAAATTTGGCACTTCGTTCTGCAACCGTTCTTTGAGTGGTTGGGCCCAATTGTTGGTGCTACATTCTCGGCCATCTGGCAAGTTCTACAGCCCATCCTAACGACCATTGGCGCGCTGTTCGGCGTCGTGTTCGGCTTCATCTGGGACGTGGTTAGTGCCGTATTTGGTTTGATCACGGTCATTGTCCGTAGTGCCATGGAGATTATCTCCGGTATTATTGGCTTGTTCCTTGATATCATTACAGGTAACTGGAATGGTGTTTGGGATGACCTAGCCATGATTGCTAAGGGCTTTGTTGATCTTTTCTTTGGGATCATTCAGTTTGGTCTCAATTTGGTTAAGGCCATTTTCACCGCTGTGCTCGGTGTCATTATCGCTGTGGTGCAGGGTGCGTGGAACTTTATCGTGGGCAACTTCACCGCTGCCCTTACCCTCATCAACAGTGTCGTTGGCGGTGGACTTGATAAGGTCATCAGTTGGTTTAAGGGCCTTGGCTCTAGTGTCTCTAACGCCATTGGCGACCTCGGCCAATTGCTGCTACACGCGGGTGAGGCTATCATCAACGGTCTGCTAGATGGATTAAAGAATGCATGGAAGGCAGTCACCGACTTCGTTGGTGGTATCGCTTCCTGGATCGCGGATCACAAGGGCCCAATCAGCTACGATAAAACGTTGTTGACCCCCCATGGTACCGCAATCATGCAAAGTCTGCTCGCTGGTTTGCAATCTCAAGAGAGCACCATCCTAGGATGGTTGTCCTCCTTCACGGATAACATCGCTGTGTCTGGTCTCAATCTTGGGGCTCCAAAACTCAGTGGTGCGGCTGGCTCCCTCAGTGGTGCTGGCGCTGCTTCAAGTGGCGTGTACAACGTGTATGGCAACGATGACCCTCTGTCTACGGCCATGGCCATCGATCGGATCCAGACAAACAACGCACGCGTTTCGTAACAAAGGAGCCCCATGACGACTACTGCTATTTCACTTCCGGTGCAATGGTCCCTACCGTCATGGGGCTTGTCTTTTAACACCAACGTCAAAGACGCTAACGGCGCAGCGTACTTCTGCACCGATGAAAAGGGCTGGTCTGGTGGGCCTCCGGTCAGGCCTTCCACTCAAGGAAAGCCCTATTCCCAGGGCGCGTTCAACGGCCCCAACTTTGCGGGTGCCCGCATTATCACCCTGTTTGGTACGGTGTCTGCACCTACCACCATCGCTCGTAGGGCGGCAGAGCACACGGTGGCCGCTGCCCTCATGGATCCATTCAATCTCTATGATCTTCACTGTACAGAGGAGACTGGCGAGCTAATCGCCTACGTGCGGTTGGACCAGCCCACCACCGTAGTGCAGATGCCCGGTGGCTTGGACTTCCAATGGTCCATGCAGCTGGCTGCGCCTGATCCCCGTAAGTACTCCGCAACAAATCAAAGCGCCAGCACTGGGTTGCCAATGACCACGGGCGGGTTGGATTGGGCCACGGGTGGTGGCCTTGATTGGGCCACGGGTGGTGGTCTCAACTGGGGAACGGTTGTCAGCACAGGTTCTGTCGTCATGGCGAACGCAGGTACCGCTGATACATGGCCCAAGTTCACTATCGCGGCCAATGGTACTGCTCTGGTCACACCAGGCATCACTATCACTTTCAATGGCTCAACCCTCTTCTACAATGACACCCTTGCCGGTGGGGACGTACTGGTGATTGACACCAACCCCTCATCCCGCTCTGTGATCTTGAATGGCGTGAGCGATCGCAGGGGCTCGTTGACTACTGCTCAATGGGCTTCCATTCCTGCGAAGACCACTGTCACAGCCGCGTTCAGTGCCGCTGTTTACTCCGCTACTGCAACACTCAGCGCCCAATGGGCCAATGCATACTGGTAAAGGACTGATCACATATGGCCGTTAACATTGCCGGTGACGGCGCATGGACTGTTCAATCTACGGACACGGCCCGCGTTGGTCGTGCGCACGATGCTATCTCCCTTGTTAAGGGAGCCAGCCTAGACCCAAGCACGGCGCGCTCTGGTGTGTTCGCCACCGTGTCTGACTCTTCGAACTCATGGCAAGACCTCTTGGTGGTCAAGACTGCCGCCGTCGGTACCCTAACATGCACCATTGCGGCTGGCGGTGGAGTGATCAATCGCTCTGGCCAAGGTGCAGTGGAGATCATGAACAACGCCACCAAGACCGTCACCCTGACTACCGCGAATGGCTCCAATCCCCGCATCGACCGGATCAGCGCCCGCCACTACGACACGGCGCTTGGTGATTCCCTCGCAGGTACCACACTGTCCGGTGCCGGTGGATGGCAGGTTGAAGTGACTGACGGAACCCCTGCTGGCTCACCAGTGGCCCCTGCGTTGCCCGCTAACAGCATCGCACTGGCTACCGTGCTGGTCCCCACCGCCGCTGCCAACAGCTCCTCCCTGACCGTCACAGACGTGCGCCAGGGCGTAGGAGTGTTTGGGGCCACGCGCCCCTTGCTCCCAGGTGACACAGGATTCACGGGCATCAACGCCACCAGTCCCACCGCATTCGGCATTGGCGAGCGTATCGAGAACACCATCGGTGAGTACCGGTGGAACGGCACCTCGTGGCAACCCGTGGTCAACTTCAATGCCAACACCTACACCCCCACGTTCGTTATGCAGACGGCCAACGGTACCGCCACCGGGCAGATTCGCTTCAGTGGTAACTGGGTGATCATCAACGGTCTGTTCACAGCTACCGCTGGTGTGTCCTTGGGCACGGGTACCATCACCATGTCCGTGCCGTTCACCTCTGCAAACATCACTGGCGCGAACTGGACAGGGCAGACGGTATGGGCAGGTGGTAACGGTTACACACTTCCGTGTGTTCTTGGCGCTAACTCCACCACGGTTACCATCTACGCCGCTGACCCATCCAGCCTTTCTACTGTAGCATCCGGCAAGCTTGGGACCCCAGGTACGGCGGGTGTTGCCTTTGCCTCTGGTCATACGATCTCTGTAAACATCCAATACCCACTGGCGTAAGGGAGGTACCTGGTAGTGCCTACCCCCACCAACTGGTCAGTACAAATCTTCCAGACGAACACGGGCAAGATCGTAAACAACGATTTGCCGGTGTCCGACTTCCCCCAGTTCACACGTATCCTCAATGGCAGTGGCTCGTGGCAGGTGAAACTGCTACTAGGTGACAAGTCGCTTGGCTTCCTTACCGATTTGCGTCAGACCATTGCGCCCTTCCGCTATTCCATCGCTGTGTGCTATGGGCAGTACATTGCCCAAGCTGGCCCCATTGTCACTACTCAATTGGATGACACTAACGGGGCGTTGACCATCACTGGTGGAGACTTCTGGACGCTGCTTAAGTATCGCGTGATTTGGAACAGCTCTGTTCCTCCAAGCCAGACCACAGCTGCATCCTTGCTGCCGATGGACACCACTCGTGATGTCAACTTCTCCAGCCTGGATCTACCATCCATTGCGGCGAGTCTAGTGACCAACGCCACTGCTCGATCTGGGTTTGCACTACCGGTTGATGTCCCCAGCACAAACGCTGGTACCGCTGTTCGGCAGTATCCTGTGTATGATCTTGCCACCGTATACACACGATTGACAGATCTAGTTGGTGTATCCGGCGGACCGGATGTGGACTTCAGCCCATACTTTGATTTGGCCAATCCAGGGTTCATCCGTTGGAAGATGAACATTGGCAATCCGCTATTGAACGCCACCAAGCTGTTCTACTTTGACTATGGGAGCTCGTGCCGATTCATCTCCATTGACTCGGACGCGTCCAATATGGCTAGTGCCGTGTATGCCAAGGGTAACGCCACGGAGCGCGCCTCACAGGTCGCGTACTCTGTGAACTCCACGCTGGTCACAGCTGGCTGGCCAGCCATGGAGTATGTGGATACCGGCCACACTAGCGCCACAGACACGACCACCATTCAGGGCTACGCGGATGGGGACCTTGGTCTTTACGCGAAACCTGTGGAGGTGTGGCACGCAACGGTGAACGTCTCCGCCGCATCCTCTGCGTTTGGGTCCTACGATCCTGGTAGCATTGGTGTGTTCACCATCCCACCGAATGGCCACATCTTCATCCCATCAGGCTCATACTCCCAACGTATCCTCGGCTTCACCCAGGGCGACCTTGCCACCGTGAAGCTCACCCTTCAAGCGACGCAGGGGAGCCTGTAATGACGCTGACCCCCTCAGCCCGTGACTCCCTTGTCAAGCGCCTAGCGGACGTTGAGAACCGCTTGGATGAGATTGCCCGGAAAACCTTCACCACGTTCACGGTGACCGACACCACAGGTGTTCAGATGCTCTCTGTGCTCCCTGGCAACTTGAACAGGCGGCAGTTGAGCTTCAAAGATGCAGCTGGCGATGTGCTCATCCAGAATGATGTTAATGGGAATGGTTGGGGGTTCTCTCACCCTCAGCCTGTGAATTCCTCAGTGACTCAAGCCAACTACACGGCTAACAACAATATCACCACAGTTGATGCAACTGTGTGGTCTGTATTCATGCCCGTGTTGACACAGAAGATCCATGGCTACGGATATATGTGTATCGTGGACCCAACCACCAGTCGCAATGGTACCTTCACTGTGAAGTGGGCTCCATTGGGCACCACTTCATACACCACGATTGACTCCGTGGGCCAGAATGGCAACAACATTGCGGTGCTCCATGAGTGGGATTACACGTGGCCTTCCAATATGTACAACCAGATTGTGGAAGTTTCATTTTGGTCCTTCACCACGACTGTTGGTGCCAACTGCGCTAGTAGCTATGTCCCGATTGGAATCGCGGAAAGGCCCTTCTAATGAAGACACCATCCGATGACGCCCTGATCAAACGCTTAGCGGCAGCTGAGGCACGTCTTCAAGAGCTCTCTCGCAAGACGTTCAGCACCCTAGCGGTGTCGGATCCCACGAGCTCTACAAGCGTGCTCACGGTCCAACCAGACACCCTTAACGCGGGGCGACCGCAGATTACCATCAGGGATACCACCGGTGGTGTGTTGTTCCAGAACGACACCGCCGGGAATGCATGGGGGTTGCGCGCGCCCCTGCGTATCTACAATGGCAGTCCCACGGGTTTGACTGTTATTGGATCTTACGGATCAGACACCACGGATGCTAACGGTTATCAAATGGTGCTACCCACCACCAGCCAAAAGGTACGGATCATTGGTAACGCATATATCCACAACGCCAGTGCGACTACTCGCGTGGGTACCTACTCAATGCTAATCACCTTCAACAACGGTGGTAGCTACACCCTCATTGACACCTTCACCATTTCCCTGCCCATGTCGCCCAGCTCCTCCAATGCATCTCAGCTACGGGACATCACTTACACGTACCCCAGCAATGTATATGACCAAAATGGTATTGTACGGGTCAAGTTCGTACGCCATATTGATTCTAACCCCAGTGGGTTTGATGGTTGCAGCTACATCCCATATCTAGCATTGGCGGTTCCTGCATGAGTCTAACCCCTCAAGAGGACTCTCTCAACAAGCGGATCACGGCGCTAGATGCAGCAATCGATGAGTTCGAGCGCAAGACGCTGAGTAACCTCGCGGTTACAGACCCAATCACCGGAATCAAGATGCTAGTGGTTGACAAGGACCCCAGTAACAATGCGCCGCGCATCACTGTGAAAGACTCCACTGGGAACATCCTCATGCTCAACGATACCGCTGGCGCTGGGTGGGGGCTACGGGCTCCGCTGTATAGTGGTGCAGCGTTCTCAGACAGCAGCTTTGATGCCTCTCAGAACACCACTACCACTGACAAGATCAATTGGAAGATTGCCTTCCCAATCGCATCCCAAAAGGTACTTTTGCGGTACTACTGGCAGTTCTCTTTCACAGGCTCTAAGACTGCCACCTTTGCCCTACGATGGGCTCCATGGGGGACCACCTCATACACCGATATCCTGCCCGCATTTACGCAGACAGGATCCGGTGGTGGAAGCAGTACATACCTTGAGTCCACGTACGCGTGGCCGTCCAACATGTTCGGTCAAATTGTGGAACTATCCGCTTGGAGCAAGCTCAGTGTTGCAGGGTCCGGAGATTGGACCGCCATGCAACTAGAGTTCGCGAAGAGCGTGCCCTTCTAAGCAACACAGGCGGACGGGCCCGTCTTGGTGACGGTGCTCAGCACGGCGGAGTACACCTGGCCCCTGCGAATGGGGTCTTGGATGCTCGCGGGAAGCACGGACAGCAGCGACGGGCGATCCTGCCAACGAGAGGTCATCACGGTGGTGCAGACCCACGTGGTGTCCTGGTACGCCAGCTGCAAGTTGTCCAAGCTCTCGCCATGTCCCGCGACGACCCGCTTAAACTGCTCGAAGGAGACCACGTGGCTGTGGTCAGTCGCGACCCCAGCGACAACGGTGGGCTGTGCGGCGGCCTTGCAAGCGATGGCACCGGCGAACGCTCCGAGGATCAGGGCGACTGCAACCAGGATCTTCCTCATCTGACTCACTCCCTTGTTGGTGTTGTGTCACCAACATAGCACGTCCCTCTGGAGGTACGCAAGCATGAGTTTTGACCCATCTACCTGGGGTGATGCCCTGGGTGTCTCTGGCGGTTGGCTGCTCTCCGTGCTCCTGGGCCTCTCCTACCTCATCAGCAGTGCGCGCGGGTGGCTGGTGTCCAGCAAGACCCTAGAGACCATCCTGAGGGTCAAGGAGGAAGCCTTGCAGGCTGAGCTTGAAGCCCGCCAGCTGTGGCAAAAGGCTGCAATGGACCAGCTCAGTATTAACGATCTTGAACGAGAGACATCACGGCGAATCAGTGCCGCCGTGGAAGCGACCCTGAAAGTCGTCACTGATCTTCAAGCCGCTAACGACTTGCATCGGAAGCAACTAGGAGGCAACCCCGATGTGGTTTAAGTCGAAGAGGATTGAAGATACCCAACCCATGCACGCTATCTCACCCAGCGCCATTGAAGCCTACGAGGCTTTGAACCAGGTGGCCAAAAACAAGCAAGCCGCAGAGCGACGCTCCGAGCTTGTGCAGCGCAAGGCCGATGAGTTGGTTGAGCGTTGCAATGATAATCACTTCGCGCAAGCGTGGCTCAGCATTCTCAGACAGGAGCACTAATGGTATTCGCTACGGTACTGTTCGTGTTGGGGTTTCTTGCGGTACTCGTTACACCGGTTTACTACCTTAGTGTTTCGAAACCGTGGCGCAATCCCATCGGGCGATTGATGCTGATCCAGCAAATCACATTCGCACTGCTATACGGGCGGAGCGCTTATTCTCTAACGTTGGGCACTGGGCATCTCCAATCGGATATAGGCTCCTTGGTTTTCACCACCCTAATTGACGCCTTCCTATGGGCGTTCATTCCCGTCTATGAATACACACGGAGGAAGAGTGCTCGTAGCAGACTACAGCGCCCGGAGGATGACCGGGGCGGAGCTTAAGGCAGCAGGATACGGCGGAGCCATCCGATATGCTGGGATGAGTGAATCAAACATCAAGATCACTAACCTCACCGAAGTGAACTCCATCAAAGCCGCTGGCCTTAGCGTCGCTCTTGTATACGAGAACGGTACTGCGGACTTCACTGGCGGATACTCAGCCGGTGTGGCTAATGCTACAGCGTTGAGCAACCATGCCGCTGCGCTTGGGCTCCCACGTAGAGGGTTTATCTCAGTGGATCAACACATCACCACAGCCCAATATGGGGTTGTCACCCAATATTTCCAAGGAGCTGTAAGCGTCCTAGGGGCCGCGAACACGGGAGCCTATGGCTTCTATGACACCTTGGATTTGGTGCACTCCCAGGGCCTTGCAGCGTACTGGCAGGCAGGCTCTGTGTCGGACATACGTAGCTTCGCTAGTGTGTACCAACGCAACTATGGTACCTACAGTATTAATGGCACCTCGGTGGATGCCAACGATATTCGCCTATCAGACTGGCTTCAAACCCCAACCCCACTCATTGAATTGGATGACTCTATGTATATCATCTGTGACCAACTGAATCTTGCAGGAGAGCTCAGCGGCGGAGTGATCACGGGCTACGATGGCCCCTCTCGCAATGCTAATGAGCCATCGCTGCAAGCTTCGCAGAAGCGCTATGTCACCGCTGGCGTATGGAATGACATGGTGGCTAAGAGTGCAAGCATTTTGGCCCTGGGTGCGAAGGTGGATGCTGTTGCTGCCGCCGTTGCTGCCATCCCGCCGGGCCACGTCAACCTCACTGGCTCCGTGCCGGTGACTGGATCCCTCACCCTAGGAGCATAATCCATGGCAAATGTGAATTGGAAGAATATCGGGGAGCGTGTGCTTAGCACGTTCACCCAAGCTGTTCTAGGTGCCCTCGCTGCTGGCGCAGAGTTTGTCGTTGCCAACGGCCTTGACTGGCGCACTGCCGCTGTGGCGGTTGGTGTGCCTGCTTTGCTCTCGCTGGCTAAGAACCTACAGGCAGAGCTGAACAAGGACCTTGCGGACGCTGGTGTCAATGTGCAAGTGGTCACCACGGATGCTGAGCGCGCGGCACTGACCAACCCAGACAAGTAACACGAAAGCCCCCACCTCTCGCAATGAGTAGGTGGGGGCTTTTTGCTTTGTCACACCAACCGGTACACCAGGTTGAACATGTACTCGATTCGATCCCCCATGACCCGGCCGTTGCGGGTCGCCGTAATCACCAAGGACTCCTCATCCATCTTGAAGGGAACGATGGCCTCAGCCTTGTACACGTACGCCCCAAAGTAGAACTCGTCGCCAGGGCGCACCTGGGACCAGGTGGTGCACTCCACGCGGGAGCCGTCGGTCCGGTGATTGACGTTGTCCCAGTTCACGTTTGATGTCATGTCACAAACCTACGGCCCCTCAACCATGTGGTCAAGGGGCCGTAACCTAATTGTTACCCTCTAGGGCATCCTGGCGTGTGGGTAAACACTCCGCCGCACACGGGGCAAGTGCTCACTTACCCTTCTTGTCCCGCTCCTCGGCCTCCTTGCGGATGGCCTCCTTAGCAGCCTCATCCTCGCGGAGCTGCTTGATAAGCTTCTCGTCCGCAAGGCGCTGCTTCATGCTGACATCCTCGTTCTTGTCCTTCTTACCCATGTCAGTTACCTCCGTATCAGCGTTTCTGTTTGTGGGTTTCAATATACACTGCTGCGGCCCGGAGCACAAGGGGATCGTCATGAAGGTACCCAATCCCTCTGTTACACACATCACAAAGCAAAGAGCGTATGCATGCTCCACAGGAGTACGCGCCAGGGCAGCACTCATGGTCATGGTCCACATGGAGACGACTACCACGCTCACTACTACCTTGTGCGCCACAAATGGCACAGCAGCCCCCTTGTATGTGGAACATCTCCATGTATTCAGCAGGGGTCATCTTGTACTTCAATTTAAGGTGCCGAGCATCCGTGTCACTCCACCCTACCGGCAAGCCTACACCATCATTGTGTAGACACAATTTGCAGCTAGGACGGCGACCACCTATACCCCGGGAAGCACCATTAAGATAGAACCGATCGGCGTATGCCCAGTGATCCCCGGTTACACACCACAATAATCCTTGCTCATCATACATCCACTGACGTTTGATAAGGAAAAAAGGTTCCCTACTTCGTTGTATAGCAGGGGGACCCTCTTCCGAGAACCCTATTTTACGCCAGCGCTCATAACAGGTGTGACAATATCCTCGGGACCAAGTCTGCCGAATGCAATTCTCGGCTGTGCACTGATTCACAGACGATAGGCCCTATACACCAGCCCCTCGTCTGGTGTGTCCGCAATGCTGTCACTAAAGACGTCCACCGCATGGATATTGGCCACCTGCCGGTCATCTACATACACAACCTCTGTGAGCGCATCAAGCACCGACCGAATCAGCTTATCCAGATCTGGTGAGGTGACCTTGTAGGTCACGGTGTCGCGCTTGGAGTTGACCCCGGATTTGGGCCGTTTATGGATGAAGATCAATGACAATCCAATGGGGCCCTCGGTGGGTTCCCAACCATCCGGGAGCACCTTCCAAGTCTCCTCAGCGATGAGTCCCCGCCACTTGCGGAGCTCAGGGCCGTTGGTCCAGTACTGCTGCCCCTGTCGCCCGGTGGAGAGGTCGCCCTGTTGAATGGGCTTCCCCTCCACGCGGACGGTTACGATTTCAGTTGGTTCGCTCAATCATTTCCCTTTCGCTGCCCTCATAGATTTCATCCGTTGGGCCAGCGAGATATCTGATTGAGTGCCCCATCGGCCATCGAATGTGGTTAGTCCATTGTCATTCATTTCCCGAACGGTACGGCACCGACCGAGATCCTGCCTTTCATCGTCTTCACCATTGCCTGTGCGGTACGCCCGTTTCTTGTTGATACCACGGTGGATGTCAAAGGCCTCCTCTGACAAAAACCCACCGTGGCACACGGCGCATTCAGCCGCTGACAACAACCCACCCATGAGACTCGCGAGATACCAGACGGTATTCATTGCGCTCATCGTGCCATAGCCGGTACTCCGCCAGCTCTGCCTGCGCCCTACTAAGGTTGCTGGTGATGAAATCAACTCGGCAATCGAACTCAGGGTTCTTCAGCTGGTACCACTCGGAGTTGTACCTTCGGCGAACTTGGATTCCATACTCAAGCATCCGGCCCACTCTCCCAGACCAGAACTGAGATGGGGTCCTCAGTAAACCCCTCAACCCACTCAACATAAGGCGAAGCCTCCCGGAACTCAGTGAGGTAGACGTAGCGCCCATCCTCAAGTTTAGCAATGAGATCGCCGGTACCATCGTTCTCCCTATAGATCTTGATCTGTGGCAGCATGGACCTCTGGCCCCCTTCCGGTGTACCATTCCCTGGCACCGTCGATTTCGTGGATGGAGCAGTTGAACAAGAGCTCCCGCTCAGCTCTGAAGGCTTTCAGCTCGTGCCGCGCAATGACTGCGCCAGCCCAATCCTCAGCATCAATGGCAAGGTTCAGGGTCTCCTCATATACTTCGACAAGACCATCAAGGACTTCAATGGCAGTGCGCCGGGGACCAGGGTAAACATCGGAGGTTCGTAGTTCAGTCATCGTCACCATGTGCACTCACTCCCAGGAACTCGGGGAACTCGTCCTTCAACCACTGACGCGCTCCGATTAGTAGCAATGTGATGGTGACATTACGGTACGCGTCGTACGTTGTCAAATCAACTTCCAGCTCCTGCCACCTGTTGACTGCCAAACCCGCTAGGATCATAGCCTCACCGAACTCCCCATCTAGGAAGGCTCCGATTGTGGCCTTGAGCTTGTCGCTCAGATCCATGTCGATGGTGAATGCCTCACGCTCCGCATCCCATGCCCCCAGGATCTCCATCTCCTCGGAGGAGGTGTCAGGGTCCACATTGGATGCAATCCAGCGGCCAGTCTCGAACAGCACCCCACGCGCGGAGTCGTTGTCATCCTCGGTGAAGAGCTCCATGGCCCCAATGACCGCGTTCTCAATGCTGCATGCGGCCAGGGTGGGCTCCAGAAGCACGTGAGGCCAGTGGGCAATGACGGCGGAGTCAAGGGTCTTATAGACGAACCCCGTGGGCGGACCAGGCAGATAAGGGTTATCGCCGGACATCTGCTCCGCATAAAGATCGTAGGAGTCTTCCTCCTCCTCCGGAGCATCATCGATCCAATCTTCATCCCCGTAATCCAGTGCCGGTGGCGCAGATTTATCTGCGTACACCACGATCACCGGTGGCTCATACTCCCCAGCTAGCGCGAGTAGTAGACCCTTCCAAAAACCTCCCATGTCGAACCCCTTTCGTGCTAGTGGGGATGGTGCATCCCGGGCCACCGTCCAATGACAAGTGGCCCGGGAGCTGTGCTTACGGAGTGTACTACGGGATGTAGCTGTACGTCAAGTTGAAGCTTGGGATCTCCCACACGGGCTGAGCAGCGTTGATGGCCTTGTCATCCACGTAGATGGTGCCAAGTGGCTTGCCACAGACGACCTGATCAAAGGGGACCTCATGCGTGGTGAGCCATGCGGTGATCATCCCATGATCCTGCCACGAGCGGGCCGTGAAAATCACGATCCGGTAACCCTTGGTGCGGAGGTTATTGAGTTGGTTGATGCCGTGCTCAATGGGATCCCCAATGAACGTTTTGGTCTGGCCAGGCTCCCAGATGTTCTCGGCTAGGGTGCCATCGAAGTCAACGATTGCAGTCAGTAGTTGAGTATCAGTGGGAGGCTCTTGGTAGAAACCACGGGGCTTGGTCAAATCAGCTCATCCTCATTCGCACCGTTTTGGAGATCATAGGCGTAGTCAATACCTTCCCAATTGTCCACACCAGCACTCTCAAGACACGTCAGCCAGTTGCTGTCACGTAGTAGGGAGTTATACTCCGCTGTAGGGATAGTGATCAGGTCATCAGTCATGGTACTCCACTTCATCAATTACAACATATACACGTGCCCTACCGTGGAGCTCGTAGGCCTGGTCAGTCCCCCGTCGCTCCTCTGCCTCATCATACTCCGCAGTATCGGGCCAGGGGTAAAGGTCATAGATGGTCTCATGCAAGCACTCAGAGTCCTCAGCATTGCGCAGGATAAACGCCGCGACCGCATTACGGAGGTCATCCTCAGTGGGGACATTACTCATTCCGCAACCTCCAATCAACTAGGATCTTGCCCATGCAGTTGAACATGATGGCAACATCATGATCCTCATCCGTCTCGCCACAGTCACTCTGCGCCGTGTGACGCAACCGTGACTCACTGTAACGGTCACGCTCTTCCACCGTTGATGCTTTCTCCCAGTTGCGGTCATCGTACTTCTCCGCACCCCGGGCCATCAGCATTGCGAGGCGATAAAGGGGCTGCTCCTCATAGGGCATGTCCTTGATCCACAGGAGATCAAACCTGGGCTTGCCTTTGTTGGTGTCCCGCTTCATGCCCGTGTTGTACACCTGGCGTTCGCCGGAATCCTTGGTGATGAACACCTCAGCAATATCTAGCTTCTGTGTCATTGCTGCCTCAATCGCCTCCCTATCCTCCTCATCATGCCACCAAATGCGACCCTCGGTGTCCCAACCAACCAAGTTGGGCTCATCCTCCGGATTAGAGGCGGTCATCGGGAAGTAATCTTCCCCGATATCCTCCCATGGCCAACCACTAGTGTCCCAGCTGAACCAACCAACACCTTTAGCATATTGCCAAATCTCACCATCGGTGTCTTGAAACACAAGTCCCCGGGGAGGTTCCAGACTATAAGCACGCACAACAAGTGGCTCTCTATACTCCGGAACCTCTACCCCATCCCTCGGGATATGCATTAGGCCTTCTTGCGGTTAAACGGTGACTTGGTCTCCTTACGCTCACCCACAGCGGTCAGCACGTAGTCATACACGTGCGACTTACCGGAGTCCTCAAGACGGATGACCCACAGCTCGTCACCCTCGACGATGCTCGTAACCCCGGCCTCCTTGATCGCGGCCTGTAGGTTCTGGTCGTGCCAGTGCTGGCCCTCATCGGCGTACGTGAGGTCGTGGAAGTACGCGACCACAGTACCCACCTCAGGAGGCTGCACAGCGTCCCGCTTGCCCTTGGGGGTATAGGGGCTTAGGTTGGAGCCCTCTAGGAGCTCACCGTTGTACACAACCTTCTTAACGACCCCAGCGTCGGTGTCCTGTGGGAACTCGTTGCCCACCTTGGTGACCTTGATCCCGAAGGAGTCGTCGGGGAACGCCAAGCGGACGCCAGGGGACTTGTCCCGCTCGCGCGGCTTGAATGTACCATTAGAAAAGGGATTAGCCATACGTTAGTTCCTCTCACTCACCATTTGACAGGTAGGATGCCACCCGCGTGCAGGGGCTCGCCAATCAACTCATCATCACTACGCACTGCCCCGTAGGCAAACAGGTTCAGGTGCTTCCTGAAATCCTCAAACGTCTCGTCCGTGTACTCAAGGGGGAACAGGTTCCACCCTTCCTCACGGATCCAGAAGACATAGGAGCCCTTCACCTTATGCATGGGCGTGCGCTTGCCAGTGGTCATATCCATGATGAAATCCGCATTGCCGTAAGCGCTGTTCTGGAGCGCGACCTTGCCATTCGGACCATTCTTGTTGGACTTGGTGTCCACCAGCACCAGCTCACCGTTGAGCCTGAGCACGTGGTCAAATCGCCCAGCGAAACCCCACTCATCGGATACAACCACTTGCTCAGCGTCAACAAACTCAACATCAAATTCCGCGCGGAACTCCTCCCAATACTTGGGAACGAACTCCGTGAAGGTATTGGACACAGGATAGGTCTTGGACCCTTCGACGTGCTCCAACCCCTCATCAAGGGGTCGTTGGAACAAGTAGTTGTCAGTGACCGTGTGCACGGCTGTACCGAAGTCGGTGGCGGTGCGCCAGTCGGGCAAGACTACATCTTGTTCCTTGAGCAGCGCCTCAGCGTGAGCCTGGGTGCCCTCTGCTAGCTCCTTGCGGTTCTTGGCCGCATACTTCGCGATACCAGTGCGCTTAGCCTTCTCAAGACCAGGCGCTGACTTGATGTTCAAGATGCTTGTGACACCTGCGTAGACCTGTGAAGGGTTCGCTGGATCACGATACCAGCGGTTCCCCTCACGGTCGTAAAACGTCCCGTTAGCCAGAGTGTATCTCCTTTGTCCGTTTCGTACCTCGGAGTGTACACCCCCAACACGGATGTGTCAATACTTGTTCCAATCCGTACGGGCGCTAACATGTTTAATGGGTGGGTGCACCCCACTGGGCCAGTTGGGCACGGTGATGTAGTTCAGGTTGTCATCATCATCCCAATCCTCCCAGATCAAGCGGAAACTACCACCGTCACGATGGCTCTGCTTGATGCTACGGCGCAGGCGCTGGCGGTACACTGAGATACAGTGGCGAAGGCGTTTGCCACGCATCATCGCTTGGGCCCTACTGGCACGTACTTGTCCTTGCGCTCTTGATCTGTCTGAACCACCGGGTCCGCCAACACTAGCACCTCCCTATGAATCATTGCTTGGCCGGTTTCACGTGAAACAAGCACAGTATCCTCGGGCACTTCATATACGTGCAAGGGGTACCCTTCAGCTTCGAGCAGCATGAGCACACGCGGAGGGAACCACCTAAGCGCAGCGTCCATGGAGTCAAAGCCACAGTAAGCGGTGCTGGGTGAAGATCCATACTTGGCCCAGAACCGGGTATATAGTTGATCATCGTCGATAGGCCCAGGCCGCCCGTTGTCCCTACTGTGTACACATAGCTCATTGTCGAGCTCTTCGTTGAACCAATCATGCTCGCATTGGTATGGACCCTGCAAGCGGTCGCTCTCTGCATGGACCCTGAAAAACAGCATCATACACCTCCTCCGGGGATTGCGCAACCCCTAGTTTCATGATACACTTCCTGGGCATTGTGCCCCAAGAGAAAGGATCTTGCCTCTTGCTCAATCAACGTCACACAGAGTACCTCGCTGAGCGGGGGATCGTCGACAAAGATGTTGTCGAACGTCGCGGATACGAGTCCGTGGATGAGGGGCTCTTGATCCCTTGGTTCACGGTGCCCGATGGGCTCCCCGGCGGGTATGAGATCAGACTAGATGATCCACAGGAAGGGCGCAAGTTCACCAGGCCAACTGGGCAACCAACCGTGCTCAACGTGCACCCGAACATGATCCAAGAGGTGCAGGACCTTGGTACCCCCCTGTTCATCGTTGAGGGGACCTCACGCGCGGACGCGCTAGCCCAGGTCAGCATCCCATCCGTGAGCATCCCAGGCTGCTACAACTTCATGGCTGACAAGGCTGTGTTGCCGGATTGGGACAGCATCCCCATGCGGGACCGGGAGATCATCATCGGTCTGGATGGGGACTACAACACCAACGCGGATGTGAACGCCGCGCTACATCGCCTTGCGGCCCTAGTTCAGCGTAAGGGCGCGGGGAGCATCACCGTGCTCAACATCCCTGGGGGGGCGGGTCTAGACGACTATTTGGTAGGCGACTACTACAAGGGTATGACCGGCACCCTGCGAGTCATGCGCAAGCTTGATGCTGTACGCGTGGACTATAAGGACGTCGCCGTCCTTAAGCCCAAGAAGCTCAGCAGGGAGGCAAGGGCCCGTAAGGTAGTGGGCGACGTGAACGATACGGCGCTCGCTGAGGCGTTCATTCAGAGTGAGTACAACCGTACCCTGTATCTGCCGGTAGCTGACTCCTACGCCTCATACGTAAACGGTCGGTGGGTCCAGACCAGCAACACCGCGTTCTTGGGTGGGTTCGTGGCAGATTTCATGATCGAGACTGCGGCTGCTCTAGGTGACGACCCAGAGGCCCAAGATTACCTGCTCAGCAGCCAGAAAATCGGGTCGGTGATGACGGCCGTTCGGCGCTCATTTTCGACGTTCGCAAGCACCGAGGATTTCGACAGTGATCCCTGGCTGCTCAACTGTGCCAACGGGACACTTGATCTACGCACAGGGCTTCTAAAGGATCATGATCCTGGTGACCTCCTGTGGGGGTTGTGCCCAACCAACTGGGACCCCACCGCTGAGTGCCCGATGTTCGAACAGTTCATCTCCGAGATCCTGCCGGATGCTGCGACAGCCTCAACGGTCCAAGAGATCCTTGGCGCAGCCTTGGTGGGCGAGCCCCTAGCCCAAATCCTCCCAGTGTTCATTGGTGAGGGCCGCAATGGCAAGAGCCTCCTTGTCAACACCGTAGGACAAGTGTTGGGTAATGACTTCTTCGGGGACATCGATGGGAAGCTGCTTACAGCTCAGAAGTTCGACAGTCATCCTGAGAACATCATGCGTCTCCGGGGCAAGCGCTTGGCCATCGCAAGCGAAACTGAAAGTGGGGATAAGTTTGCAACTGCAAGCATCAAGCGGCTAACCGGCGGGGACATGCTCACCGGGCGGTTCATGCGTGAAAATTCAACCAACTTCCGGCCCACTCACTCGGTGGTGTTGATCACCAACAACCACCCACAAGTCGATGACCAGGGTGCCGCAATCTGGGCACGCCTCAAGAAGGTGCCCTTTACGGTCTCGTTCCTGGGCCGCGAGGATCTGAGCCTAGCCACGCGCCTGCTCACTGAGCGTGAGGGAATTCTACGGTGGTTGGTAGATGGTCAGCGCCGGGCCATGGAGCGTGGAGGGGTTCTGTTCTCTCCGGAGATCGAAGCCGCTACCGGATCATGGAGGGAGGATGAGAACTCCCTGCTCGCTTTCGTCAACTCTGGGGTGGTGGTGAAGGACCCAAAAGCCTCCATGGCCGCCACTGAGCTTCAGATGCTGTACGCGGACTATTGTGTCACCAACACCCTCACACCCCTCCGTGGACGTGCATTTGGGGCAGCAATGAGGGCTGAGGGGTTCACGCCTGCTCGCTCAAACACCGAACGCCGGTGGGAGGGGCTTCGTGGTGACGGAACTACGGCACAGGATGACGGTTTGGTGACAAGTTCTGAGGAGAATCCGTCACCCGAGAATCCCCAGGTCAAAGGCACTATTACTAATATTAGTGACACATATGACACATATAATGGGGGTATCCGCCCTATAATTTCTGCAACCCCAGTAGAGAGCCCAGAGAGTCCCGGAGACCTGCAATACAAAGTTGCCCCTAAAAGTGTCACAAGCGTCAGGGAGATGATCAAGGCCAGGGGGTTCGACCCCACCAACAGCGCGGGCTCGTACAAGATCACTCACGCCAGTGACCCCAAGCAGGTGGAGCACTTCACCCCCAACACGGACATGGACCCCATCGTGACCCTCTGGGCCAAGCTTCTGACCCCCATTGCAGAGCTCACGGACCGTGACAGCTTCGACAAGATCAACGTGTCGACGGAGCCCTTGTGGAGGGACCATGACAAGCGGGACCTCCATGAGCACTTCACCCTGACCCTTGACGAGCTCGCCACCATCGCTGCTGGTGAGGTCGCTGAGGATGGGAGTATGCTCCCCCGTGAGCCCTTGGACTTGCGTCGCTCGTTGTACCGGTGCGCTGAGGCGCTTGACACCGTGCATGGGTTGGGTGTTTACTTGCGTCGTACTGATGGGGCCCTTGGAGAGTTCCGCAAGGCCAAGGAGGACCGCTCCGACCGGGGCAAAGAAGCGCTGCTGATCTGTAAGTGGGAGGATTGATCATGGAATATGGTACCCGCGTGGAGCTGACCGACTACGGCCATAAAGTGTGGTCCTTTACCGGGCATGGTACTGTGGTGGACACGAACCACAGGCTGCCCTTTATCGAAGTTCTATGGGACAGCCTTATCCCTATGATCGGCCGTTACGATGCCAGTATCCCCATGATGGGGATGGAGATCAAGAAGGTGCCGAATGAGTGAGTTCACCGTTGGCGACAAGGTCACCCTCACGGAGGCTGGTCTCAAGGCCTGGGTGACCGACCTGGGCCACGAGTACGCTCCGGAGACCTGGGGTGTTGGCACCGTGCGCCATCTCCACCCGGATGGCTTCACCGTGCTGGTGGATTTCCCCAATGCCAACCCCATTGCCCAGGCCATCCCCGTGAAGTTCGGGTACCCGGAGGGCATGAACATGTACACCCACGAGATCACTAAGGAGGCGTAATCCCATGATCTATCAGCTCGGTGACAAGGTCCGGATCCAACAGAAGCACTTGGACCGGGAACTGTGCCACCCGGAGTGGAAGGCCGCTGGTGTGGGTACCATCCTCAGGTTCCCCACCATGCTTGACTCTCTTGCCTTCTCCCTCCTCTACTCCCTGGCCCCGGATTTCATCGTGCAGTTTGAGGGTATCGGCCACCCCATCCCCGTGGTTAAGGACATGGTGGAGCTGGCCGGTGAGCGTGAAGGGTATCCCCTTCGCTTCACCATTAACGACGTTGTGCAGGCCGCCCGGTCCTTCTGCCCGTGCGAGCAGTGTGACTTCACCGTGGGCACGGTCACGGATGTCATCACCTCCTTTGGTGGTGCGAACCCCAGTGGCGACTACGAAATCATGTGGGATGGTGGCTCTGGGCCACTTCCCTACTACGACCGCGAGTTGGTGCCCGGTGGGCACAGGTTGGAGGAGCTGTGAGCAAGTTTGAGGTTGGTACACGGGTCCGGGCGATTGGTTCCACGGATGGGCCGGCCTTCAGTTTCCCTGAGGGTTCCCTCGGTACGGTGAGGGAGGTTCTCGACCATAGCACCTTTGCCTACATCATCTCATCTGCATTCCTGGGTTACTACCCGGATGTGGACATTGAATGGGATGAGCCCTCTCCATCAGGAGCCACCTTCTCCGCCCGCGCCTTCACCGATGTTGAGATCGTGGAGAATGCCTAACCTCCACATCGTGCCGGCTTCCCTGACCGGTGTTGAGGCGGATGCTCTGGTTCAAGCGATCCTTGAGTCAGAGCGCCGTTTCGGCGTTCTCGCATACGATGTGGAGTCCACCGGCCGTCGGCTCTTCTTGGAGGGTGCAGCCCTTAGGACGGTCCAGTTTGGGGTACCCGATGAGGCGTGGTACTTCATCGCTGAGAACCCCATCCACGCGCATGTGATCATTGAAGTGTTGAAGCGTGCGCTTCATTTAACGGCCCACAACGCCTCTTTCGACATCCAATGGCTCGTTGTCACCTACGGCGTCAACCATGACGCCCTATGGGAGAAGACCACGGACACATTCCTCCTGTCCCACATCTTCAACACAGATCGCGACCACCACGATCTTAAGACCTTGTCAGCGTCATGGAACACTAACCCAGTCTCCGCCGATGCACTTGAGGACCTAAAAGCGCTAGCGCGCCGGATCAAGTGTACCATCAAGCCCACTCTTGAGACTCCCATTGAGAACAACGCCTGGGCCCAGTTCGACCTTAACGACCCCATCTTCCAACGCTACGCATGTGCAGACGTCCTAGACGGAAGCCAGCTTTGCCTGAGCTTGCTCCCATACCTCCGTGGTGAGGAGGAGGTAGTCCGCCGTGAACACAGGATCGCTAAACTCATGTCACGGACCACGTTGCTTGGCACCCTCATTGACCAGGCCCATTCCGAGGCCCTGAGAGCGTCTCTGAGCCCCCAGATTGAGGAGGTCGCTAGGACCCTACACGGGATGGGTCTCAGCTCGCCTACGAACAACACAGAGCTTGGAGCGTTGCTCACTGAACGCGGCAGCGTTTTGCCACGTAACACCAGGAGCTACACGGTGGATGTGAACGTGCTTGAATCGCTTAGCGATCCTATGGCTGCGTTGGTGCTGGAGTACAGGAGTCTCACCAAGAACCTCAACACGTATGTCATGAACACTCTCACATTGAGTAGTGGGGATGGCCGAGTGCACCCCTCCATCAAGACCCTTGGGGCTCGCACGGGGCGAATGAGCGCCAGTGACCCCAACGTACAGAACGTGCCCAAATCAGGGCAATATCGCGGTATGTACATCCCTGATCACGGAGAGTCATTCGTCTCTTGTGACTTCGCCAGCGTTGAGCCTCGGTGCATTGCGGCGCTCAGTGATGATGTCAATCTAATTGAGGAGTACAGGAAGCCCAAGGGCGACCCTTACAAGGTGCTCGCTGCCGAGGTCTACGACGATGAATGGGCTAACGCCCTTGCAGCTGGCGATAATGCAGCGTGGAAGATCATGCGCAACTCCATGAAGCCCGTGCTCCTTGGTCGTGCTTATAAGGGCTCCAAGGCCACCCTATCCGAGCAAACCGGTTTGCCCATGGACATGGTGGAGTTGGCCATTGAGACCTTCGATGGCTTGTACCCGGATGTGGCAGCTAGCTCAGCTGAGTGGACCCGTCGCATCGAACAAGGTAACGCAGAGGTGGTTACACCCACTGGCCGCCGGGTACCCGTGTCGATCCCCTACACGGCCGGTAACCGCACCATCCAAGCATGGGCCCGTGACGTGCTAGTAGACTCCTGCTTCATCATTGATGACGCAGGGCTGTGGCCGATCGTTCGGTTCCCCGTGCACGACGAACTGATCCTTTCAGTCCCGATTGAACAAGTTGACGACTACCAGGTATGGATCCAAGAGGCCATGTCTGGTATGGTGTTGGATGTTCCAATTTTGGGTGAATCAGAAGTCCTAGGAGAGAGGTGGCACAAGTGACAGCGAAGCATCGCGCAGACAAGAACGACGATGGCGTGAATTGGCCAACCGTTGATGAGGACAAAGTCACAGACCCTGCAAAGCCCAAGATCAAGCGAGCACCTAAAGGAGGCAAGAAAAAGCCATGACCAAGTGTGAGCCCCCCAAGACCCCGGAGAAGTGCAAGCACTGTGGCGAACCTCTGGACTCACACATCTGTGCTGAGTGTGGCGGGTGCTGGGTGTTTTGCAAATGCTAATGTAACGAGTTGGTCACAGGCCCTTGACCTCCTTGCCCTCAGTCGGTAGTGTTTGAGGTGTCAGGGAGGCAAGAGCCCAAACTTGGAGGCTTGAAACATGACCAAGAACATCAACATTGACGCCACTCGCGCCTACGCCTTGCTCAAGAAGGCCGTGGAGCGCAAGGGCGAAGCCTATGTCACGCCCATCGTGGAGGTCACTTCGACCACTGGTCTGTTCTCCTCCTACTCCACCCGGTGCCTGTACACCCACGAGAACAAGTCCCACTGCCCCGTTGGTGTGGCCTTGAGCATCGCTGGTGTCACTCAGGAGGAGCTGGAGGTGTATGGGCCCGCAATGGACCTGGATGAGCACCTCCCGGAGCGTGTGCGCATCAACTACGCCGCGCTCAGGGTGTTTGCCGCCGCACAGGCCGAGGCCGACAGTGGCAACACATGGGGTGAGGCCCTAGCGGCAGCATACAAGGTGGCTCCCACCCCCGACAGCGACCGCTAACACGCTTGGTGAGCTAGCGCTCACATGTGGATCGCTCCCGCTCTGGCAGAGCTAACACGGTTCGATTCCGTGGTAACCCTTGGACGGGCACCAGGCATGGTGATACCGGTTCGATTCCGGTAGGGAGCACAAATGGCCATCGACAAGCGTTGGTCGTGAATAAATAAGGAGGCACCTCAATGTCTGATGTTCGTGTGCTGACCCGTGAAGACGTCATCTCCCTCGTGCGTATCGATGAGGACACGCTGCTGCATGAGGATGGGGCGGTCACCTACACGTGGCACCTTACCTTCCCCAGCTGGACGGACTCCACTGACTCCACTGAGCCGTTGCCCTTCATCATCCGTGAGTGCTTCAACAGTCCGGACTCGGTGGAGGATGTGGTCGAGGCCTACGCGGCCGACGACGAGTTCTTCCTGCTGTCCCTCATCCCGTTTGTGCGGGTGCCACGTGAGAATGAGGGTTCGGTTGAGGCCGCTGTTGCGGAGCTGATCGACACATACAACAGCAACCAGGGTGACCCCCAGCATAAGGCTCTGCTGTCGCTCCTGCGCATCATGAATGCGGAGCCTCAGGACTGATGGACTTCATCAAGTACCCGAAGACCGCGCGTTGGGGTTCCCCGTTCGACATCACGGAGAAGTTGGATGGTACGAATGCAGCGGTGTTGATTCGTCCGGTGGACCTCAGCACGGATGAGTACATGTTCCCCGTCAACGAATGGTTGATTTGGTCAAAGGGCAAGATGTATGCGGTAGCGGCCCAATCCCGTACCCGCATTATCACCCCGGAAGACGATAACTACGGCTTCGCCCAGTGGGTTGAGGACAACATTGACACATTGGTTGCGGACCTTGGTCCGGGTACCCACTATGGCGAGTGGTGGGGTGCGAAGATCCAGCGTGCTTATGGCTTGACCAACGGGCAAAGGTACTTCTCCCTCTTCGATGTCAATCGTTATGACAACATCCGAGTTGAGGGTGCACTGACTGATGGGCTTGATATCGTGCCCATCGTTATTGAAGGCGAGGTCTTCGACTCCAAGGCCCTTCTTGAGGCTGAGTCTGTCCTTCGGACGTATGGGTCGCTAGCGGCCATTAGATTCGACCGGCCTGAGGGGTTCGTGGTACACTGGCACCACAACGGAATGCGACTGAAGTACATCCTGGACAAATGAACGGAGAGTGATCTCATGGCTTCTTACCGTAAGGTTCCGCCGCTGCCACTACCACCGGCGGACCAGTATGAGTTGCTGGGTCTGTCCAGTACGGATGTGTGGGTCTTGTACTACTCTCTCCTAGAGTACAAGGCACGTAACCTGGGTGCGCGGACTGAGCAGCAATCCGTTCATGGTCTTCTGGATCTTCTGGACCGATTGACCAACGAGCTCTGACAAATGGGGGCAAAGCCCACTTCACGGTGGGACAAACCCCCCTAAGGCTCTCTAGCCCAATTGGCAGAGGCGCTGGTCTTAGGAACCAGAGGTTCGGGGTTCGAACCCCCGGAGAGCCACATGACTGATTACAGGGAAACAATGCGCTTAGCGCTAGAGATGAAAAGGGGCCTTGAGAAGCAATGGAACGCCAAAGCCGCTAAGGTCGGTAAGTCTCACAGGCGGGCGCGAGGTAAAGGAACACGGCGCAGGGCCAATCTGGCCATCGAGTATGACCCCAAGGAGGAGGATAGCCATGAAGATCTCTAACAAGAGTACTACAGTTAGTGTTGTGCCTTCCCATTTCGAAGAGGGAACTGTGGCCCTTGACATTTGGCCAGCCGATGGTGTCTCGGGGGTGTATGTGCGTCTGACGCCCAAGGAGGCCCGGAAGCTGGCCAAGAGGCTGAAGCGCGTGGCGGCGAAGATTGACCCAACGATCCTGGTTGATGGCGACGGTGACACCTGGTACCTGAATGAGGGGGAGTGGACCTTGAGCGCCAAGGGCATTGGTTGGGCCTCCAAGGATTACATTCGAGAGAACTACGGGATCAAGGGAGAGGACTGATCATGGAGGTTACGCGCAACGAAGCTGTGTCTTACACCATCCATTTCACTTCCGCTTTCGTCGAGGATCTGACCCTTGTTGATGATGACGCCAGGGAATTGTACCGACTACTAGGGGAACAGTTTGCAGGGATACCTGTTTCCCGGATCATTGACGCCGGTGGGGATACGTGGGAGCTTCAGCCCAACGGTAAGTATACGCTCAGATGGGGGGCCGGCGATCAGTCCACACGGTGGCGTGATTACACCATTGAGGCCATCCGTGAGGGATTTGGACTTAAAGGTGATTTCCGGTGACCCATCTAGCTGACATCATGGACATGGACGATCTCGCCCGCTCCCTTGGCGAGGGCTGGATCAGGGTGCAGAAGCACCCCCAGCATCCCCTGTTCATCTACAACTACACCGAGCGCGCCGTGTTCACCCAATCATGGAACACAGCCACCCTTGCGTGCCGGGGTCTCATCACCAACCAACACGACGTTGTAATCGCGCGCCCCTTCCCCAAGTTCTTCAACCACGGTGAAGCGGCGGACCCATATAAGCATGAGGCCGCCCGGGGTTACTTGCCCATGATCATCACGGACAAGCTTGACGGCTCCCTCGGGATCCTCTACTACACTCCCGATGGCCAGCGCGCCGTTGCAACGCGGGGAAGTTTCACTTCGGACCAGGCGCTATGGGCCACTGAGAAGCTTAATACCTTTGATTGGAACTGGGCGGCTGGGTACACGCCCCTGGTGGAGATCATCTACCCGGAGAACCGCATCGTGCTTGACTATGGCAACCGTGAGGCGCTTGTGCTCATTGGGGCGGTGGAGCGGTGCAGTGGGAAGACGTGTACACCCTTGCAGGCACAAATTATTCTCAATTGGCCGGGGGAGGTTGCTGAGCGCTTGGATGCTATCCAATTGGATAGGGAGAACCGTGAGGGTGTGGTGGTCCATTACCTCAAGTCTGACACCCGGGTCAAGTTCAAGCAGGAGGATTACATTCAGCTGCATAAGCTCGTGACCAATCTGAATGCCCGCACGGTGTATGACGCCTTGGGAAAGGGCCAGATGAAGCAGTCTCTTGAGGCCTTCTGTGCTCCCTTCCCTGATGAGGTTCACGAGTGGATCCTTGATGTGGCCCTTGAGCTGTGGTGGATGGTTGAGGATCATGTGAGTGTGGCCTACAACCTATATGATGAGGTGGTGGGCACACTCAACGAGTCCAAGCCAGGTTGGGACCGTGGTGACTTCGCACGGCTGGTACAGAGTGAGTATCCTCGTGTGAGTGGGCCCTTGTTCTTCCTGTTGGATGAGCGGTATGACCGCCTCGACCAGTGGGCATGGGATGCATCTAAGCCAGCGGCTGACGCCTTTGGTAAGCCACGGGCAGGAGGTATCAAGCGATGACGCTCTTAACGATCATGCGGGGGCTCCCTGCCTCTGGTAAAACCACGTACAGTAGCAACCTGGATGCAGTGCGTGTCTCTCGGGATGACATTCGTCAGACCGTGCAGCCAGGTATCTTCATTCTAGATGAGGTACAAGAGCGTGTGGTCACCAAGGTTGAAGAGCAAACGGTTCGCCTGTGGCTCAAAGCTGGACGTGACGTCGTGGTGGATGACATGAACCTCCGTTCCAAGTACGTCAAGCGCTGGATCAGTATCGCGTACCAGTGTGGTGCTGAGTACGATGTGGTGGACCTCACCAACCAACCCCTCAACGACTGCCTAGAGCGCAATGAAACCCGGGGCTTTAAGGTCCCTGCTGAGCTCATCACAGGCCTTCATGAGCGTTACATCAAGGGTCAGCCTTACCCCCTGCCCTATACTGAGGCGTTGGGCTCCCAGCGTGAGCCTTACGTGCGGCCTGAGGATGGGGTCCGGGCCTTCTTGATCGACATTGATGGGACCCTAGCCAACCACGAGGGCATCCGTAACCCGTACGATACGACCCGTTACTCTCTGGATACAGTCCATGAGCACGTCCGTACGCTCATTTACGCCCTTGTTGGTAGGGGCTATTACCCCATCTTCTGTTCGGGCCGCAGCGACGAGTTCAGGGCCGTTACGGCGTCATGGATTCACCGGGCGACTAACCTGTATGACTTCGGGCTGGTCATGCGACCCAAAGATGATCACAGGGAAGACAGTGAGGTCAAGTACGACCTGTTCGATGAGCACATTCGTTTGGTCTACGATGTGCTCCTGGTCCTAGATGATCGTGATCGGGTGGTTGACATGTGGAGGGACATTGGGCTACCTTGTCTACAGGTTGCACCTGGTGACTTCTGATCTCGGGAGATGAGCGCGATGACCCCCAAGAAAGCCGCACTGTACGGCCTCCTGGCAGTGATCATGCTGTACATGGCCGGTGGTGAAGTTTTGGTAACGACTGTACTCCAGTACTTGCTCAACAGTGTGATGTCCGTGGTAGAATTGATCATCAACCTGTTCGTGGGCTTGTTCCACGTGCTACACCTCACCTAAGGAGCTGTTGATCATGGCTGGTGGCACCGTTGTCACTCTTGACACTTTGAAGGTCGATGACATGAAGCGCGCTGAGGCACGGCGCACTGCCAAGTCCACGCGCAAGAACCGTAAGGGGTTTTGATCATGAGTTTTGGAGCGCTGTTCGGGCTGATCCTGTGGTCCATGGCAAACGTCTTCCTGGTATCGGTGGCGGCGGCGTTCGGGCACATGCTCAACGAGACGGAGGATCGACTTGAGGCCTGGGCCGCGCTCGTCCTAGGAGTGGTCAGTCTCATTGTGTTCGCCGCAAGCGTCGCTGGTGAAATCGTAGTGTACAGCGGATGATCTCCCCAAGAGTAGTCATTCGCAAACGGGGTGGTGAATGGTTCTGGGAGCTGTTCACCATTATCCCCGAGTTGATTACCTCTAAACGCTTCGTTGACTGTGGGGTCCAAGACACCTGGCGCGGGGCCATGTGGGAAGCGGCGCACGAGTGGACCTTGTACCAGGAAAGGTGGTTGTGATGAATGTTGCATTTGGTATCTTCTACATGGTCTTGTGCGTGATGAACCTCAACACGGCGCGAGTGTTTGCAGACTCTGATCACCCAGTAGCGGCGGCCACCATGAGTGTTCTAGCGCTGGCTATGGGCTTCATTGCAGGGCTGTATTTCGGTGGTGTTCTATGACCGAAACCCTCCGCGAGATCATGCTAGAGGCCGCTGAGGCCATTAGAAGGGGGTACCCTTTGAAAGCACCGGCACGTGAGCAATTGGCTAACTTGATCGTTGAGGAGGCAAACACCCTTCGGCCGTTGGCGAGGGTTCAGAAAGTCGCTGAGGCGACATGGTTGCAGGGAGGTGTGGGATGAGTGCGCGTGTGGAGCTTAATGATCTCGATAATAGGGTCAATGAAGTAGTTCGCCTGCTCACCAATCTGATGTATACTGTTTCTGAGCTCTCCGCGAAGGTGAATGCTGTTCCTTCTACCAGTATTCAGCGGCAAGTGTACAATGATCGGCTGGACCGCATTGAGGTCAATCGACTCACCGGAGAGCTTAAGGTGAGCACGGGTGCTGCTACCTCAAGCCCCATTCCGCCAGCATCGACTTCCGGTGGATGGGAGACCGTGGCCATTGTGAAGATGCCGGGATGGCAGGGACCACTTACGGTGCGCCAAGGATGAAATGGGACCTCAGTGACGTTGGCGAGGTGCCAGCACACCACACGTGGTGGTTTGAGTTCGCTGTGCTCCCCATCATAGCCACCGCTACTGGGGGCCCAGAGCTCGTTCAAGATGTCGCAATTCGCATGTGGGTACTGGGACCTGGTACGGAACCCCGTACGGCTCAGGAGCGCTGGCAAGAGGAGTTGAAGGTAGTTCACCAGCACACCAAGCCCCGTACTCAGAAGCGCGAGCGCATGTATGATGATCTTGGTTGGGATTACGCTTGGCAGGAGGCGGGTCGGTATGGTACAGTGGTTGAAGATGGTGGGCTGGAGGGCTGGTATCTCGGTGATATGCTTCTTGATGCGGCTCCCGCTCAACGTGGTTTTCTATTCCATTGGGCGGTCGAAGGACTTACCGTGGAGGAAGCTTCAAAGCAAGCCAGCATCTCCCGCGCCACTGGGTACAGATGGCGAGATGAACTGATGTTCACACTACAGCAGAAGTGGGGTGTTACTGATGGTGGTTTGGAAGAGTAAGTTGAGCTTGGGGGACGTGTTCAACAATGATAGTCTGTCCTTCGCTGAGAAGAAAGAGAGCATTACTGATCGAATCGTCGCGGCTTCATGGTACGATAGCGACGATTTGGGGTTCATCGTGTTTGATCTTCAGTTCGCTCTCGATGAGGAAGAGTTCGATAGCGCATGGGATCAGTTCTACGATTGGGCGGATGAGAACAGCGTGTGGGTGAGTACGTGGTGATGGTGAGACAAACCCCCAACTAAGTGAGCCTTATAAGTGTAAGGACTTTTAGTTGTGGCGCTCTCTGCCAGCCCTAGTTAGGCTCACCACTCAATGGAGCAACAGGCAAAGTGAAGACCCTGACAGACCGAGAAGCACACGCCAATATGTGTAGCGAGTAGGGACCTGTTAGAGACGTCGGTGAGGACCCTCCTTCACTCGCGCGGGCGTCCAAATGTGAATGTAGGGTAGTGGTAACCCACTTGCTTTGGGAGCAAGACGTCGCAGGTTCGAATCCTGTCATTCGCACGGCCGGGAATCACTAAGACTGGTATCTCTCAGTGAGCAAGGACGCTTGAGGGTTGCAGAGATGTTGAACAGTGCAACTACCCCGGATCAAACAACCTCGCCTCCAACGCGCGGTTCATAGCTGGACTGGGCCCGCCAGCATATAAATCCAGGGTCCTGCCATGTATGGGTGCTGATGGTCAGCAGTTGGTCTCCAAAACCAACCCTTCTGGGTTCGATTCCTAGCTCATGCGCAAGGTGTGGGTCATCCGTGAGGTATCAGCTATAGCAAGCCCATTGATGCTGATACCAAGGACAACGTGTAGAGCGATGAATGGGTCATCACTACACCGGATCACACTCAGTCGCACTGATCATGCGGCACCCGCCTGATAGCTTAATCGGTAAAGCGCTCCCACACAATATGGGGAGGATGAGGGTTCGAATCCCTCAAGGGCACTATAGCGGAGTGGCGCAGTTCGGAAGCGCGACGGTTTCATAAGCCGTAGGTCCTGGGTTCAAATCCCAGCTCCGCTACAAATGAGGGGTCATTAGCTGTAGTGGGCTGACCTTAAACGACCTCCGGGTACAGGTGCCTCATGTAATTCCCCTTCGTTCAATGGCAGGACTCCTGACTTTGGATCAGGTAATCGTGGTTCGAGTCCATGAGGGGAAGCAAGCGCGGGACGGCTTAGCCGTGGAATACATAACTTGGCAACCGCGCGCAATGGTTACTAGCTCAACTGGCAGAGCAGCGCCCTGTTAAGGCGCGGGTTATAGGTTCGAGTCCTATGTAGCCAGCGCTTGTTTAGTTGGCCGTATACTCCATGCATAATGAAGTCCACCTTGAGTGGGATAAGGTAGGAATGGTCCCAATTCGTTAAGGAGCTCAAATGCGCAAGACCCTGATTGCTATGGGAGCTGCTGTGCTCCTGCTGCTCACCGCATGCCAAGTCAACTGGACCAGTGACAACGGAACGCAAGGGAGTGTGTCATGCCCACCGATTCCAACCCAAGTGACAGTTGTCCAGACCTTTTCGTGTACCGGAGTGGTGTCACCCAGCTCCACTGTATTGCCAACCACGATGACTCCCGTCACCACCTCTACGAGTACTACGAGCTTACCCTCTCCGTCCACGTACCCTACAGTGGCGACGACGGGTGTCTCTGCCAACCAAGGATTCGTTGAGCACAACGGCGACCTTACCCTAACGCAATCAGGGTCTTACGACCGCTTGCACGTGTTTGGGTCTCTCATCGTGAACGCTCCGAATGTGCACTTGACCAACTCTTGGGTTGAGGGCAGCGCAGGTACAGAGGAAGCCATCGTGAACAACGGTGTGGGCTTCACTCTCACGGATGTCACGATTGGTAAGACCACGGGGTGCAATCCTCAGCCTGGCATTGGTGAGCATGATTACACTGCTCTTAGAGTTCGCATTCAGAGTATGGGTGATGGCTTCCGCGTGAGTGGCAACAACGTCACTGCGACTAATTCATATGTGCAAACGTGCGATGACGCCAATAACCATGATGATGGTATGCAGGCATATTGCCCTGGGACCACGTGCTCTAATGTGATGTTCAAGCACAACTACTTGAGTGTGTATGGTACTCGCAACTACACTGCTCCACTATTTGGGGGTTCCAACCCTGGTGGCTCCAATGGCCAGTTGGCTAATAGTGTATTCAATGACAATCTGCTCAATGGCGGAGTATTCAGCCTCTACCTCTACAGCAGTACATTGCAAGTGACCAACAACAAGATCATCAATGGGCACTGGACTTACGCACCCATTGACGCCAGCTCTTGTGTGGGCTTTGCCAACAACACCATTGTAACCGTGGATGTGAACAACAACATCACCCGCACGATTGGGCCAGCTAACTGCGCATGACTATCCTAATTGGGCAAGCGCTCAACAATGACGACCGCACCCCCACCAGTGACCAATTGCTCAGCATCCCTAAGATGCCAGCGGTCATCCAAGTAAACGTCATGGTGGGTTCCGGCGACAACCAGTCATACAACACCGTTAACCTTGCCTACGCCACTAAGCACCTCAACGCCGGTGGCACGGTTGTGGTCGCGGCTCACTACCCGAACCCCCTCAGCACTGTGCAGAACATCAGCTCTGCCTGGGTGGCCAACCAGTCGGCCCGTAAGCCCTCCTACGCGACGTTCACCGTGGCCCAGATGAAGTTGTTCACCGGCTGCACCAACGTGCTCACGAGCTTCCTCAAGGCGTTGCCTACGCAAGGTAGGGTCATCGTGCGCCTGTTCCATGAGGCCGGTGGCTTGCACTTCTGGTGGGGTCGTGATGTCGCAACACCTGGGCAGAGTGAATCCAACGTCAAGTCCATGTTTGTGGGCGTGCGCCAGGCGTGCTTGAATGTGCGTCCTAACACATTGTTTGGGTTCAGTGGTGCAATGAGCTGGTACTCACCCATTGACTACGGCTATCCGGGATCCGCTTACGCGGATTATGTGGGTGCATCCTTGTACTCAACCTCTCTAACCTTTGCGCACTCCTATGATTGGAGTGCGCTACTCGCATTGGGTAAGCCCGTGTTCCTCTTTGAGGTCGGCGCTGATGAAGGCACAGGGACCATTCTTGATGGCAATACCGTCGAAGCGTTCACGAAAGCACATCCGCAATTGGCTGGCATGTGTTTCTGGACGGACGTATATTCGCTTTACAAGATGGTGAATCTTACGGTTCTGGTAGGTGATCCAAATCTCGGTTGGCTGGTTCCGTTAACATCAACCGTTGCGGCTGTGAATGTCCTTGGTTCTTTCACTTCGCTATCAGCGGCTAAGGCCGCATATCCCAATGCTACATTCACCGTTTGGCCATTGCCAAGCGTACCTAATTCATAAGGACATTCAATGGCCGTTGCTCTTACCCCTGTTTACGCCAATCGCACTAACACTGCGACTCCGCTGGTTATCGGCGCTGGTGTTACCCCAGATGTTGCTACCACTACGTTCTCCAATGATGGATCTACATTCCTTGTCATCGTGAATGGCGCTACGTCAGCGACTTGCACCCCCACGCTAGTCACTGGTGTTGATGGGCTAGTTCAGACGGGGCGCACGTACACGCTCGCAGCGTCGGGTACTACGGTGATTGGTCCATTCCCAGTGGGAACCTATGGTCAGACCTGTACCTTCGCGTTCAGCAACGTCACGACCGTTAAGGCTGTTGCGATGGGGTTCCAAAACTAATGTGATATGGAGGCGTTGAATATGGCTCGTCCTAAGTTGGATTCTACAAAGGCTCGCGAATTGCTTGCCCTAGCAGAGGCCTCAATTACAAGTCAAATTCAACGCCAATTCCTAATTGATTTAGCAGACCGATATATTGAATTGGCTAAACTATCTCCATTGAATAGTGGGGATAGTGCCTAACTATCCTAGGCCCTTCTGCTGCATACGCTTCCCACCATGCCCTAATAAGGCGGGGCATAGGAGTGGCAGGTGTGATGAGCATGAGCGTGCATACCAACGCCCCTTTGATAGGGAACGTGGCAGTGGTGGCCAGCGTGGTTGGTCTAAGCAGTGGGCTACATTCCGTAAGCAGTACCTCTTGCTACATCCACGCTGTGAGTGTACTGTGTGTATAGCTAAGCCCTATTGGGCTAGGCCTATAGCTACTGACATAGACCACATCGATGGCACTGGACGTGGTGGTGCACGCGCATATGATGTCACTAACCTACGTGCCATGAGCCATGAGCATCACAGCCAACGTACTGCGCGCGATCAGCCGGGTGGGTGGGCCAGGCGCGACACCGATTGAGTAAAGAAAATGATCTTTGCATACCCCTTGCATATCTACGCAAAAAGGGGTAGGGGGTGATGCAAAATCTCTACAAACTCTTGCGATGCC